CACCACCAATCTTTTCTGCCTCTGCTTCTTCACGTGCTGCATCTGCCGCATTCTTTTTGGCTTGCGTGATCTTGTCAAAGGTCTTTCTGTATTTGGTCATTGCAGTTTCAAAAGCTTCTTTTGCAAGTTGCGATTCAATGACAGCAAGTGAAAACTTTTCAAGTTCTTCTGTGGTTGGAATGATACCCTTCTCAGCCAATGCTTCAAGTTTTGATTGCAGGTCTGATGATGCTGCATTCATGGCTTCTTCAGCTTCTTGAGCTTCTTGTGCTGCACCTGTGATCATCTTGAATGTTTCCCAAACCAACACACCCGCTGCGACCACTTGACCAATTGGACCAAGCAAAGCAAGAAAACCTTTTGCACCCGTGTCACCAAGTCCTGCAATTCCTTCACCAAGACTTTTGAAAGACTCCTTTAATTCACCAACAGCACCACCAACATTTTCAAGACCTTCACCAAGTTTTTCATTGGTCGCACCAAAGGTATCAGCTAAGGATGATCCTGTTTCACCAAGACCTTCAAGGCCACCCGTTAATTCATCAATTTGTTTGTCTACTTTTTTAGCACCAGATAGTTGTATTTCAATGTCAATTTCAGGTGTGGCCATTGTTCATTTCCTTCATCTGTTGTTCATGTGAACGTCTTTGCATTTCCATGGTGTTTGAATTAAGTATATCAAAGCATTCTATAATTGCACATGATGGATTTGGAAATGTTTCAGTTAGTCTGATCAATCCTGATTGATGCCTGTTGAATGCAGTGATGATTGATGCCATCTTGTTCATTCCTGCAACAGGACAAGAACGCACCTTTAAATCAGAGTACCATTCACCACAGTTTGGTGCGATTCGATAACCTGGTACAAAGCGTCCATGGCCATCTTCTTCTGACAATGGCAAACCACTTTGAAAAGGTCCGCCACAGTTGCCACGCTTTTGACGCAAGCCAACCTTTGAACGGCATTGATCACAAGACCATCCACGGCCCCCACTGAATGGAATCCATACGGCAGAGGCAAGTGCTATTTTCCCACATCACCAACAAGTGAAATGCGTTGGATATGCAAGACAAGTTCTGTGATTGCTTGGATTCTGTGTGCTTCAGGTCTGATTGATTGGATGCTTTCAAGGTTGGCATCTTCACCATCAATGGACACAAGTGCAGCGTCAATCATTTCCAAGTATACCCTGTTCAAGTATGCTTGGTAAGAAGATAAAGCCTGTTTTTCTTCCTCTGAAAGTGCGTGGTGCCACGTGGCTTTTTCCTTGTCATCATCAGGTGATTCAATCCACAACAGTCTGCCAAGTTCAGAACGGGTGAATGACCCTGCCTTCATTTCAGCTTCTTCACGTTCAGCAGGTGATAAAGCTTTCAATGTGAACTTGGTTGCATCTTCATTGGCAGTACCATTGAAGACACCTGTGGTCAAGTATTCAGTCCTTTGGTCATCATCCAATTGAATGGATGGATCAAAAGAAAGATAAATGTCTACTGTTGAGTTTGAGGAAACAAGGAAAGAAATTGCCATGTGTTATACTCCCAATGCAATGCGCAACGGACTGTTGCCTGCACCCGTTTCTGCAACATCACCACCAAAGCGGCTTTGTTTATAGTTTAAAGTTTGACGCACAATGTCATTGCCACTGACATCATATGCACTTGGATCATTGGTGAGGTATGCAGCAGGCAACATGAATGCACATCCTTTTCCATCACCATTGGGTCCTGTACCCACCAAGACTTGACGCACTGTGCGATTGAAATAATCTGAATTGATTGTTGTATTCAATGTGGTCAATGTCAAGTTCAATTCAACATCCACATCACTGATTTCCATTTCAGACATGGCAAGGATGGAATCAGAATGACCAAGTGGTGTCAGTGTGTTGGTGATGGTCAAGGTGAAGTCTTCACAATCAAGTTTGGTACGTGCGAGTTTATCACCTGTACCACTTGCATTGGTCAATGAAGTTGGTGATGTGGATGATACCACAACATAAGATCCTCTGAAGAAAGGTGGTGCACCTGTGTTGTAAGATGGTTCAACAGGACCTGCCGCATTTCCATGGTCATCTTGGATGCACGCACTTTGAAAAGTAAACTCACCCATAACACGGCCATTGTCCAAAGTGATTGCCAAGGATTCAAGGACACATCCAAAGCAGATGGTTTTGAAGTCCACACCATTCACTTCAAAAGCTACACTTGAAACCTTTTCACCTGTGTTGGTTCTTGAACCAGGGTACCAAGTCTGCATTGCTCGAACAGTATCAGAGGTGGTCAAAGCAGACAAGGCAGGTGAAATGGAAACAGCACCTGATTCATCATTGTTTGTGACAGCTGTATATTCTGCACGTCCTGCAACTTCCACATTCAACAATCCACCAATGGTGAAATCTGATTCAGCTGTTGTGGGTGTGAACAGGTTGACATTGGCAACACCTGTTGGTGTGTCAGATGTAAAAGAATGTTTGGCTGTCTTGAATCCTGCACCTAGCAAGTATCCAAGATAGTTGGTGTCATAATTATCTGCTGCTGTTCCAATGGTGGTCAAGTCCAATTGAATCACCACTTGACCTGTTCTTCTTCTGACTCTGCTGCCGCTTGAATAAACAGTGTCAGGTTCAGGTGGCAATCCATAGGAACCATCACGTGCATCATTGCGTTCACTCGCAACAGGTTCACCATAGATGATGATTGGATCACGTTCACAAGGGATTGATACAAAGGTCAATCCTGATGTGGTTGGTAGTCCTGTGGTTGAATCTAAGGATCCAAATGTACTTTCATTAATCACACCAATTGATCTGTGTGTAACACTCATGTTTATTCCTCCAAGTATAAAAGGTCAAAGGGAAGTAAAAGCACAACGGCCTCAACTGTTCCATTGATGTCTTGTATGTTTTCTGTGGTTGGTGCACCAGGTATCAAGGACACAATACCCGTGTTCACTAAATCATAATCAGGACCTTTCAAAGTATCAATCAACTTGGCAGCATCTTCATTGATTAAACGTCTTAAGAATCCAATGTCCTGTGGTATATCATAACGCACACGCAATTCCATGGATGATCTTTTACGTCCACTCAAACCCGCTTCACCATCATCAGAGGCAAAACCAACGGTTATGATTTCAAAATAGCGTGTGGAGTTTGCACGTTGTTCCAATGGTTGTGTGCGACCATTACCCGTGGCAATGGCAATGAATCCATGGTGTGCATCAGTCTTTGGTGTGATGCCTTCAATCATGTCTTCAAGTTTTTCAGTTGCTTTGAATATTCCTTGACTCATCTTTTGCTCAACTTGTCTGCAATTGTTTGACGTGCTGACACCACCAACAATCTGATTTCACTTGGTGAAAGACCAAGGTATTCACGTTTTGCATTCACTGCATAACCATAGTATCTGACATGCTTGGTCAATCCAATCACAAAGCGTGTTCGAGTTGCACTTAGCACAACAAGATTATTCATCAAAGCACCTGAAAGAACAAGGTCCACTTCTGCACTGTCTGTCTGACCTGGTACCGTTCCACGTTTCCTTGACAGATGTTTATATTCTCTATACCCACCATCAAAGCGCATGGTCTTTCCTGTCTTGGTCAATACACCACCTTTGGGTTTCAACCTTGCACCCGTCCCTTTATCCACAGAAATGTAAATCCTTTTCCTTGAATACTGTGTGAATGCTGAACCATTGGCATCAATCCCCTTGCTAGTACGTAGCTTGATGGATGCAAGTGTGTCCATTGCCAAACGTTGTGTGTCTGCTTTGGTCCATATGGCTTTTGGTAGTTTCAGATTCACCTTGGATGGCATCAGTGTTTCATTCCTCTAGTTGCAGTGAAGAAGGAATCATTGCTTGTGCGAGTGTAGCCACGCCATGATGCACGGAAGTCAGAAGCCTTGCCACCTGTTTCACGTCTGTCTAGTTCTCCATCATCAATGACACCATCACCATCCAAGTCCAATGCCAATGAACGCAAGGCAATCTCCATCAGGTCATGGCAACGTTGTCTCATTTGGTCTGCAACATCCATCTGTAAACTTTGTTCATAGATTAATGCTGCTGTACAATAAGCATGTGCAAGGTGGAACTGTTCAGGATTGAATACTTCATCCTCTGTGGCTTCATCTGCAATGACCACATCTCGCACTTGTAAAATCAATTCATCCAATGCACCTTTGATCTGAGAAGCAAAATCACTTTGTCTTCTTGGGATCATGTCTGCCAATTGTGGCAACAAGGCAACCAGGTCATCATGTGAAAGCCCCGTGTCAAAAGGTCTTGGTGTGGACTTCAACAAACCTTTTTCTTGTTTGGATTGTGTCAATGCACCAAGGTCTGTGGTGAAGTTGATTTCATATGGATATGTGTTGGCAGTTGTCAAGACATCAATGGTGTTTGCCAATGTGGTTGACCACAATGCAAACTCAAGTGATGCAGTTGATGACAAGTCAATCTCACGTGGCAAGGGTTCAGCTAAGATTGCAGTTGTTCCAACCACTCGAACCACAGTGACATTGTAAAAGGTATCACCATTGGTGATCAAGAACCCTTTCATCTGATCACGCTGCAAACCCGTTGCCTGATTGTCCACAGTCAAGGTGCGTCTGTCATTGGCAATTGCTGACACGGTCGCACTTGAACGTGATTGTGAAAGATTATAGTTGATGCTGTTCAAGGTCAAGACAGGTGTGCCACTGATTGGACTTGGTGCAATCCATTCAAAAGTGTGGTCTTTGTTTAAGACTGCTTTTCTCATTTCTTCTTTGCTCCTGTGTTGGCATCTGAAATGTCTTTAGATGTGGCAAGTTCGAGGTTTGCAAGTTCAACAAAGTTGGAAGTTACAGGACTCCATGAATGCCTGCAATTGTATCCCCCACCAGATGACCTGACAGACAGACCTTGATTGTTGTTTAGTTTACTTAATTGATCTTTGCTGACCACCTTGTTGATGATGGCCTTGCAAAAGTTTCTTGTGATTCCATCTTTTGGTCCTGTGTATAAATACAGATCCATGCCAACGGCATCAGCTGCAATCATGTTGACAGATCTGCCAAACTGACTGATTTTAGTACGGACCTCTGTGGTCAAGGTGCCTGCACCACGTTGAAGGGATTGTGCAAGATTGGACATTGCTTGGTCCTTGGGTGTATCGACAACCATTGACAACAATGAATCACGCACGTTCTTGGAAACGGCAGGCACAACAATGTCATCAAAGATGTTCTGAACAGTCAGAGTCTTCAATGCATTCACTTCATTCTCAATAAACAAAGGTTTCCAAGTTGGATCAACCACATTCAATGATTCATTGATGGATTGTAGTAATTTATCTTGCTGTTCAATAAAGTCTTCTATTGATTCAGCAAATCC